TGGTAAACGAGGAGTATTATCACCACATTTCGGCAAAAAACATTCATCCGAAACCAACAATAAAAAAAGATTGGCATTAAAAAATAGGTCTTATGAAGATTTACATGGTTATGAAAAATCTGAAGAAATTAAAAATAAATTAAGAAAACCTAAAACTGAAGAACATAAACAAAAATTGAGCAAACCAAAGCCTAAAGTAGTTTGTCGTATATGTGATAAATTGGAAATGCCAATCTCCAATTATATGAATTGGAATAAAAAATGGCTTTAATAAAAACAACTTATAGGGATAATTCCTTACTCAAGAGATGTGGTATTTCCGAAGAATTTACACAAGAACAGGCCAGTGAATATGTGAAGTGTATGGATGACCCAGTTTACTTTTGTAAAACTTACATGAAAATTGTGAACGTGGATGAAGGTCTAATCCCGTTTAGAATGTGGGACTTCCAAGAAGATATGGTCCACAAGTTTCATGATAATAGATTTACTATTACTAAACTACCTCGCCAGGTTGGTAAAGCTCTATGTGTGGAAACGCCTATACTCACAACTAATGGTTTCAAAAAATTAAATGATATAAATGTGGGTGATATCATTTATGGTCCAAATGGTAAACCGACAAATGTAACTTTCATAACAGAAACTATGTCAAATAGGCCATGTTATACCGTTAAGTTTAGTAATGGTGATGAAATTGTGGCGGATGCGGAACACCTTTGGTCCATAGATTCCGCCAATTGGTCGAAAAAAGAATCAAGAGTTATGACTACGGAAGAAATAATTCCTTTCACCAAACATTCTAACCGACCTTACATAAAATTTACAGAATGTTTGGAATATGAAGAAAAACAATTACCAATAGACCCCTATATTTTTGGTCTTTGGCTGGGTGACGGCACATCATCTGATGGACGATTTACCTGCCATAAGGATGATTTTGAATTCTATAAACAATTTTTGGATGTAAAAAGTGTTTATGTCGATAAAAGGTCCGATAATGTATTAGTGCTGAATATAAACTTATATTCCACATTGAGAAAAGAATCATTATTGGACAATAAACATATACCTTCCGATTATTTGTTTTCATCCAAAGAACAAAGAATTTTGTTATTACAAGGATTAATGGATACAGATGGTTCCGTTAGAAAACATAATGGTGGTTGTGAGTTTTATCAAAAATCGGAAAGAATTATTGACGAATTTAGGACATTATTATCTTCTTTGGGTATAAAATCTACTAAAAATTTCAAAACAATCAAAGAAACAAAATATTATATTGTAAATTTTACTTCCACTTTTGACGTATTTAAACTACCGAGAAAATTAAATATACAAAAGTGTCTCGACCACCCAAAAAACAAAAGATTGTATATAGAATCTATTACAAAAATAGAATCTACTCCAGTAAGATGTTTACAAGTTGACAATGCCGACCATTTGTTTTTAGCCGGAACAACTTTAATACCCACACATAACACAACCACCACCGTTGGTTATCTTTTATGGGCTACACTCTTTCAAGAATCTCAGAGTATCGCCATTCTGGCGAACAAAGGGTCACTATCCAGAGATATTCTGGCTAAGTATCAATTAGCATATGAGAACTTACCTCGTTGGTTACAACAAGGCGTTGTTGAATGGAATAAAGGTAATGTAGAATTAGAGAATGGTTCAAAAATTCTTGCGTCATCTACATCATCATCTGCTATTCGTGGGGGTTCATTTAACATTGTATTCTTAGATGAGTTTGCTTTCGTTCCAACTAATATGGCAACAGAATTCTTTAACTCTGTTTACCCTGTAATTTCATCAGGTAAGAATACTAAAATTATTATTGTTTCTACCCCTAACGGTATGAACATGTTTTACAAATTGTGGACGGATGCTAAGAAAGGTAAAAATGGATATGTAACGACTGAAATTCATTGGTCTCAAGTTCCAGGTCGTACACAAGCTTGGAAAGAAGAAACTATACGAAATACGTCTGAACAACAATTCAGACAAGAATTTGAAACAGAATTTTTAGGTTCATCAAATACATTAGTTGACGGTTCTAAGTTACAACATTTAGTTTATGTTGACCCAATATCAAGTCTTGGTAAACTAAATATATTTGAGGCACCAATTAAAGGTAACGAACAAGAAACCATTAAAGACCACTTGTATATGATAACGGTGGATGTTTCAGAAGGTCGAAATTTAGATTATTCTACATTCTCTGTAATTGATGTGTCATCAACACCATATAAACAAGTAGCAAGATTTAGAGATAATACAATATCTCCAATTTTATTTCCAACTATAATCTATAATGCGGCTCGCCTTTATAATAACGCATATATACTAGTAGAAGTAAATAATAATCCACAAATTGCAGAGATTCTTCATAATGATATGGAGTATGAAAATGTAATGAAAGTGATGACGGGCAACAAAAAAGCACAAACAGTATGTGCTGGGTTTGGCCGAGGTGTGCAAATGGGGGTTAAAATGTCCCCACTAGTTAAGAGAATGGGTTGTTCCAATCTCAAGACTTTAATAGAATCTGATAAATTAGTTATTAATGATTTCGACACGATTTCTGAATTGACTACATTTGTTGCTGAAGGTAATAGTTTTTCAGCAGATGGTGATGCAAATGATGATATGGTAATGTCTTTAGTTATTTTTGGTTGGTTGACAACACAAACGTATTTTAAAGAAATTGTAATGCATGATATTCGGAAACAATTACAATTAGAAGAATATTCTCAGGTAGATGAAGAAATGTTACCTGTAGGTGAGTTAAATGATGGGTTAGATGCTCCATTTGTCATTGAAGATGATGACGTTTGGGATACATCATCTGGACCTGTATACGATAATTATTTTAGAAGTATTCGCCAGTAATCTATAAAACATCTATTTCATAAATAGTTTATAATAGATTTAATGTGAATTCTTAAACAAGGAGAAATAAAATGGGATTTCAACTCTCTCCAGGAGTAAACGTATCAGAAATTGATTTGACTACGGTTATTCCTGCGGTATCTACATCAGCTGGTGCCTTAGTCGGCCAGTTTGCGTGGGGACCAGTAAATAAACGAATTTTAGTAGATTCAGAAAATACTTTAGTATCTAGATTTGGTAAACCAAATACCGATAACTTTGTATCATTCTTTTCTGGCGCAAACTTCCTCGCTTATGGTAATAACCTAAGAGTTGTTCGTGCTACTGCTACAGGACAAACAAACGCTTCAGCAACAAGTACTCCAGTAACAATTGAAAATGAAGAAGATTATGAAATTAATTATCCAGTAGGCACACAATCTGATGCTTATGGTACTTTTTATTCTAGATATCCTGGTTCTTTAGGAAACAGTATTAGAGTTTCAGTTTGTGCAAATACTTCACTATTTGCATCATGGAACTACAAAGGTTATTTCGATTCTGCACCAGCAACATCAATATTTGCTTCTAATGTGGGTGGTGCAAATGATGAAGTTCATATTGCAGTCATCGATGTAAATGGTAAAATTTCAGGTACAGCAAATACAGTATTAGAAACATTTGCTCACGCTTCTAAAGGTTCAGATTCTAAAACTGATGATGGTTCTCCTAATTACTATGTAACTCGTATCTACAATGATTCAAAATATATTTACGTTGCTGACCATCCCGCTACAGGTAATACTGGTTGGGGCGGAACTTCAGTAGGTGTCACATTCGCAAATTCATTAACAAATGCTTCAGTAACTTTAGGCGGCGGGGCTGATGCAGTTCCAACTGGCGCAAACTATGAAACTGCTTGGGACTTATTCGCTTCTGGTGATGAAGTTGATGTATCACTTTTAGTTGGTGGTAATGCGTCAGAAGTTTCAATACAAGAATATATTGCTAATATTGCCGCAAGTCGTAAAGACTGTGTTGCTTTTATTTCTCCAACTAGAGCTGTTTCTGTTGGTACAAGTACAAATGCAACGAACATAGTAACATACAGAAATACACTATCAATCAATTCATCTTACGCTGTAATGGATTCTGGTTGGAAATATCAATTTGACAAATATAACAATGTTTATCGTTATGTTCCATTAAATGCTGATATTGCTGGTCTATGTGTAAATACAGATAATGTTCGTGACCCATGGTGGTCACCTGCTGGTCTAAATCGTGGTATCATTAAGAATGTTGTAAAACTTTCTTGGAACCCAAATAAAACAGATAGAGATACTTTATATGTTGCTGGTATAAATCCTGTTGTTTCATTCCCTGGCGAAGGTACTGTATTGTATGGCGATAAAACTCTACAATCAAAACCATCAGCATTTGACCGTATCAATGTTCGTAGATTGTTTATCGTATTAGAAAAAGCAATTGCCAAAGCATCTAAATATACATTGTTCGAGTTCAATGATGAATTTACCCGTGCTCAATTTGTAGCTCTAGTAGAACCATTTTTAAGAGACGTTAAAGGTCGCCGTGGTATCTATGACTACCGTGTTGTTTGTGATACTACAAATAATACTCCAGAAGTTATTGACGGAAATAGATTTGTTGGTGACATTTACAT